ATTAAAGACGAAATTCAAAAAAACAAAGAGCAGTACGAGAAACGATTACAACAAATACTGAGACGAAAAGACTTTGTTGATCTAGCTGCTACGTCGATAACATACAACATAGCTACACAGCTGTTCTGGACTGGAGCTAGCTGGCAAAACAATGTTGGTACAACCTTTCAGGTACTGTTTATACAGCCAATGAAGCCATTGAAAGTCAATGGACGAATTGACGGATATGGTGCAGCAGTCCGCGAATTAGCCAGAAACCTTGAAAATCAACTAAATGGTGTACAAGGATTATGTATACCAAATCCAGCAACTGGAATACCACCTTTTCCATTCAAGGGCTATAAATAAAATTAAGCCCTATTTATATAAAACAATACAATTATGAAAGCAACAGATTTTGCAAGGATCTTGAAGGAGATTATTAAAAAAGAAGTGCGATCGGTTATACGAGAAGAGTTAAACGAAGCTTTGGGAAAAGCTCCACAACGATCAAAAACACCAACAAGCGCACAAGAAATGTTCTTGGCTGAGCCTAAGCCTCAACCAAAACAAACAATCAAAGCGCTAACTGGAAACACAGGTTTAGATAGCATTCTAGCCGAAACAGCTAACGCTATGAGAAATGGTACATCCCCAATGATTGAAGATGACCAATCGTTTCCAAGTATGGGAGAAATGTTCACAGCAGATCAAGCTCAAGGGTTTGGTCACATGATCAATGCGCAAGACATTACACCACCTTCACCTGCAATAAATCCAAACGATCCAACAGCAGCATTTATGAAGGATTATTCTCAAGTATTACAAAAAGCAGAATCAATTAATAGTAGAAAATAATGGCAATTGAAATAAAACAACCAGCATTAGATTTTGAAAATGATGTAGCTATTGGCATAGATTTGCCTATGGGATCATTTGCTGGTTCTCAATTTCAATTAAACTACACTACAATAAACCAAGCAGTAGCTAACGCTAAAAACCTACTACTAACAAATCATGGGGAGCGTCCGATGAGACCAACGTGGGGGTGCAATTTACGTAGTGTGTTATTTGAAAATTCAACAGATGAGTTAGTTGAAGCAATAGAAGATACAATTCGAACAAACTTCGAAGTGCAGCTGCCTTACATCAATATTGCCGATTTAATGGTTACAAGGTCGCAGACCAATCCAAATCAAATTAACATAACCCTTTCAATAAACTTGATTGGAAACGAATTTGATACAAGACAGATAGACGTAGTACTAGATAACCAAGAGCAATAATATTATGCCAGATCACACAACATCAAAGGACGTAAAATATTTAGGTAGAGACTTCGACTCCATAAAGCAGGGGTTGGTAGACTTCGTTAAGAATTATTATCCAAACACATATAATGATTTCAATGAGGCTTCACCAGGTATGATGTTCCTAGAGCTTATCTCGTATGTAGGAGATACACTCAACTATTACGTAGATTCTCAATTTAAAGAATCGCTACTATTACAAGCTACTGAGAGAAGAAATATATTAGCAATTGCAGCCGCTATGGGATACAAACCTACGGTAAGCGTACCATCAGCAGTAGATCTAGATTTATTTCAACTAATACCATCGACTGGGACTGGAGAAAACGCAGCACCTGATATGCGATATGCCTTATACATACAACCTGGCATGCAAGTACAAGCTAATCTATCTGAATTGATAGAGAATACATACTCAACAACTAGAGCCACCCTCAGTGGTGCCACAGTCGATTTTTATATACAAGAAGCTGTAGATTTTTCAGTTGACACTACGGATGATCCAGTAGAATTCACAGTATATAGTATCGATAATGATGGTAACCCAGAATATTATTTAGCAAAGAAGAAGGTGAGAGCTGTATCCGCATTACCACAAACACAAGAAGTTGTTGTAGGTGCAGTTGAAAAGTTTTATAAGTTTAAGATACCATTTACAAATGATCGTAACATAAACGAAGCACCAAACTTCATAGGAGTGGATAGCATAATCGATTCAGATGGAAACGTATGGACAGAAGTTCCGTACCTAGCACAGGATACTGTGTTTGAGGCAGTCGAGAACACACAACTCAATGATCCAGATGCAGCTGTGTATAGTGATGAGATACCATATTTACTAAAACTTAAAAAAGTACCAAGGAGATTCGTAACTCGTATTTTAGACGATGGCATAGAGGTGCAATTTGGTAGCGGCATAAGCAACTCAGCTGATGAAGAGTTACTACTAACTCCTGAGAATATTGGATTAAATCTTCCAACTGGAAAGATTGATGTTGATCAATCGATAGATCCAAACGCTCCAGGTGTTACAAAAAGCTACGGAATAGCTCCATCAAATACAACATTGACTGTGACTTATTTAGTGGGAGGAGGTACTAGATCAAACGTAGCAAGCAACACTATTACAAACTTAACAGCTGTTGATACAAATACACTTAATTTTCCACAAAACATAGGAACACTAAACTCCACAATATTGAACTCGCTTGCTGTGAACAATCCTACACCAGCTGTAGGAGGTCGATCTCAAGAAACAATTGAAGAGATTCGACAAAAAGCAATCATGCAATTATCAACACAAAACAGAGCAGTAACAAGAGAGGACTATATGATACGCGCATTATCTATGCCTCCAAAATTTGGAAGCGTGTCTAAGGTATTTATAACACCGGATGAGCAGAATAATCTACTGACGAGCGATAATACGGATGTAGTAGCTAACCCACTCGCTATGAATATGTATGTGTTAGGATACAACTCAGATAAGCAATTAGTAAACACTAATAACGCTATAAAAGAAAACCTCAAAACATACCTATCCCAATACAGAATGCTAACGGATAGTGTAAATTTACGAAACGCGTATATTGTCAATCTGCAAGTTAATTTTGACATCATACCATTCCGTGATCAAAACGCAAACGAAGTGTTGTTGAGATGTGTACAAGCAGTAAAAAAGCATTTCGAGATAGATAGATGGCAAATCAATCAACCCATAATCCACTCAGACATTATTAGCGTATTACTTGGAACTAGAGGTGTGCAGACAGTAACAAACCTTGCATTGAAAAGCTTAGATGATGCATCTTTAGGATACAGCAATATATCCTATGATGTGATCACCGCTACAAGAAATGGAATTACATATCCAAGCTTAGATCCAATGATCTTTGAAGTAAAGTACCCAGATAACGATATTAAAGGACGAATAGCAACATACTAGCATGATATTAAGATTTTATCCAACAAAAGACGCTACAATATACGAAAACGATCCAGAAAGAAACACCGGACGCGATCAAGTATTAGAGCTTATAAAGGTAGGTGCCAGTGGATCTGTCAGTGGAGCCGTAACTGCAAGCTACAATTCGAGAATATTACTTGACTTCGATTACACATCAATATCAGCAAGTATTGTAAGCTTAGGATACGATCCAAATGATTTTGATTTTGGTATAAAGCTTTTTGCAACGGAAGCGGAGGAGATTCCTATCGAATATAGTTTAGAAGCTTATCCAATCTCTGGATCATGGGAGATGGGTGTAGGTAGGAGTGCAGCATCACCTGCTGACACAGAAGGAGTGAGTTGGTATTATAGAGCTGGAAAGATAGATTTATTTAACATATGGGCGACATCATCATACGCTGCTCAAGCAACAGCATCTTGGCAGGTTAATCCTGGAGGAGGTAACTGGTACACATCTAGCGCAGCATCACAATCGTTTGACTACACTACTACTGATGTTGATATGGATATCACTGCTATTGTGAGACAAGTCCAAAGTGGCTCCATAGACTTTAATGGAATAATCATAAAGAAAAACGAAGACGCTGAGCAAAATCTACAGAAATTTAAAAAATTCCAATTCTATAGCAAAGAAACTCAAACAATATACTCGCCAGTAATTGAAGCTAGATACGATGATAGCATCATCACTGGATCGCTGTCTATCGTTGATACAGAAGAGGAGTTTAACATTGTATGCACAAACTTGCGAGAGCGCTATAAGGAAGGTGCGAGACCAAAACTCACCTTTGCTCCACGATATAGATATCCAGCTGCCGTATATCAAACATCATCGCTTTTTCTAGATCAATACAGATTGCCGAGTGGTTCACAATATGCTGTGTATTATGCACACTCAGATGATAGTGTAATCGACTTCAGCAATTACACGCATCTAAG